TCAACTGCTGTAATTCCCCTTCCCAAACCACCTTACCGCCCAATACATCACCCTGCGCCGCCACGTAGCCACGCCGAGCACTTCCATCGCCTCCAGATACACATCATCTGCGTAGCGTTTGCTGCCGGTGGCGTTGTCGTAGAGGTAGTCGTGCAGGATCGCGGCTTTGGCGTATTGGCCGTGGGGTGGGAGGATGGTCCAGAGTAGGCGCGGGGTGCTGGCCAGATCGGTGACGAAGCCTGCGGGGACTTCGATCACGTCGTCGCTGGGCAGGTTGCCGATGTGGTACTGGAACGGGGTCAGCAGCTCCCACTTGAAGTTATCCAGCATGCGCAGGTTGGCGGGAGTGGTGAAGGTGCTCATGCCCACACCACCGCATCAAGTGCTGCCGTGGCTGCTTCCACATCGGCGGCACCAGCACTGGCCGGGACGATGGCGGCGATCTGCGCCTGCAGCATGGCGTTGCGCACCAGGTGCCCCAGGATGCCAGCCTTCACGTCGCTGCCTGCTTGCTGGATCTGCGCGGCGGCGTGCGGGCGGTAGGCCCAGACTCCGGTGGCCACGTCCTGGCACATGTGTGGCGTGGTCCAGTCGGTGGGATGGTTCAGCAGGCTATCCACCACGCTGGCATTCAGGTTCTGCTGGTCCAGCACCTTGCTGGGGTACAGGTGAGCCGTGCCGAGGGCGTTGCTGATGAAGCCCATCACGCAGGCCGCATCGCAGTGGTCCACGATCACCTTGCTCTTGTCCGCCTTCAGCTCGTCGAAGGTCTTGGGCGCGACCGGGGCGGTGGTTGGCGCGTTGGCCAGCCAGGCATCCAGCAGCGGCTGGAACTGGGTCATGTCGGTGATCTTCACGTTCGAGAGGTCGTTCTTCTCGATGTGACCCTGAGCAGCGACTGTGTCGAACTGCACGGCGTGAATTCCGGTGAGCAACCCGCCAGCGTCCTGCACCGGGCGGAATACCCCGTTAAAACCTACCTGTCCGTCGATGATCGTGATTTTCATGTCTTGTCTCCTTCAATTTGTACAAATCCGCCGTGCACAGCCGATCCATTCGGACCGGCTGCCTTCCACTCAACTTCACCCGGCCCAGCGATACGGCTCTGCTGCACCTGCCCGATGGCCTGCACGATGCCGCCCATCAGCGATTGGGTTAACTGCTGTGCCGTCGCTGCCTCGTTGCGCAGACTCTCGACTGCAGCCCCCGTTTCGCGATTCACCTTGCTGTTCTCGATCAGCAGCACCGGCGTCCAGCAGAAAGCGCAGTCGCCGTTGTTCGTCACCGTGCCGTCCTGCGGGTTTTTGCCCTGCACCACCACCCAGAAGCGGCACTTCACCATCTCCGGCTTGCCTTCCACCATACGGATCGCGCCGTCTCCGATGCACTCCTGGCCGCCCATCATCGGGCAGATAATTTTTGCGTTTTCAGCCATGCTCAGCTCCTAGTTCTTCGACGCGATGATGAAGTCGTTGTATTTAATGGCCGTGGTGATGCCGTGGGAGTGGGATGCGCCACCGCCAGCGTTGTTGGTAGATATCCCGGTCGCGGCAGAGTTGTTTGTGGCGGTCGTGCCACTTGTCCCGCTTCCTGCGCTATACAACGGAACGCTGTAAGTAGTTCCACCGCCAGAACTAAGGTCCACCTGCACCGATGCACCAGCTACTGTCGTGTGTGCGTGGCTATTTTGCGAATGGTTATGGCCTGCATCAGTCACGCCATGCGCATGCGCCGGAATATTGCTCGTCGTCAATGTATAAGCCGCCGTCGCCGTCTGCCCATTGAAGGTGCTGAAAGCCGTCGACCCTCCACCCACCACCGCGCCGGTGACGATGCGCATGATGCTGTCGTTCAGCGCGGCCGTCGTGTCCTTGGTCCACCCCGTCGGTGCGGTGGTCTGCTGGAATGTCATGCGCGTGCCGGCAGCGAACTCGGAAGACGGCTTGCCCACCGTGATCAACCCTGCACCATCGCACTTCACCAGACAGCTCTGCCCCGGCAGCAGCACCACCGTTGCCGCACCGTCGATCAGCTCGGCCAGATTCGGGTCTAGGGTGATGTTGCCCGCACCGTCGTTGCGCACGTTGCACCACCAGCCATCCGTCAGCGTGGCGGCTGCGGTGAAGTCAAGTGCGAAGGTGCCCGCGCAGGAGAACGTCTTGCCGTGATCCCCCAGCAGCACGGTGTAGGCCGCTGCCTTGGCTACCACCGACACCGCATCTGCGCTGGCGTAGATCATCCACTTGGTATTGGCTGCATCGCGCCGCCAGTACAGGTTGTTGGTGGTTTCGAGTGCGAGCATTCCGCCGACCAGGTTGGTGGTGGGCAACGCGGCGCCGCTGAATACTGTTTTTAACGCATTCAGTCCGTCCAGCATCTTCTGGATATCGACGGCGGGCGATGTGACTGCCGGGTCGATTTCGGGGATGGTCCAAACTTGGCTCATGGTCTTTCCTCTCTAATATCCAGGCACGACGATATCCGCCGTCCCGGCTTTGGCTGCGTTGGTCGAATCGTAAATGTTCACGGTGATGTCGTTGACGGTCTTGGCCACGGTCACGGTGTCACCGGCCGCGCCATTGAGAAGCGTGACGCTCACGGCATCCAGCGCCGTGAACGGCGGGTTGAAGGTGATGGTCTTGCCCGCCAGCGGGATGGCTTCGTTGGGGAAGCGTTCCAGGCGGTCCGGTACGTCCACCGTGATGGGGAAGCTGTTGAAGCGGATCTGGAAGTTGGTCTGCACCACAAAGCTGGCGCGCATCTTGTAATAGCGGCACGTGCGCAGGCCGGGCACGAAAGGCTGCCAACCGGTCCAGACGATGTTGTCCGCCGAGGTGTCGATCTCGAATATGGCCGAGACCGCGCCGCTTGGGCCAAACCACGTCCAGTTGTTGCCATAGGAAGACCAGGGCATGTTCCACGTCGACCAGCTCGTGCCCAACGGAATCACATCGAGCTGAGGTGCCACGCCGAAGTGCGCATCGAGCACGCGGCCGAGGTCTTCCACATCGGTCACATAGTTGCCGCTGGTGAGCGGCAGGCTCTCCGACATCCACGAGCCGGTGTAGCTGCTCCAGAGCTGGGTCAGGCTGGCCCAGCTATTGGCATAGGCCAGTGTTAGCGCGGCACCGTCGTGCACCATATCAGTCAGCGTGCCGGGCCAGCCGTAGGTGCCATCATCGTCCACCAGCACCACGTTGACATCAGTGTTCGCGGCCAGATAGAACGAGGTGGCAACGCGCGAGAAGTTTCCGCTGGTGTCAACGGCCTTGATCAGGAAGGTGCCGCCATGCGGGGAGACGTGCGTCAGCGCGGTGCGTGCGGTGGTGGCGATGTTGAGCGCGGTTTCCCACACGCCGCCCAGCCTGATCTCGTAATGGTGCACATCCAGATCGGCGACTGGGTTCCATGCAAAGTAAATGTCATTGCCCTTGCGCGAGACGATGAACCCCGTCACGTCTGCAGGCGGCGCGGTCTTGCCCAGCAGGATGATGGTGGCCGTGGCTGGTGCGCTGGGCTGGCCCATCACGCCGATGGCCTGCACGCGCACTTCGACCTTGCCATTGGGCGGATCGATGATCTCAGTGCCGGTGGCCAGCACGTCCGGCAGCAGGTTCCAGTTGCCGGTGCGCGAGCGCCAGGAGACGCGGTAGCTGCTGGCGCGCAACACGGCATCCCACGACACCGACATGCGCACGCGCACGATGCCCTGCATGCGCACCAGGTCTTCGGCTAGCGCCAGATTGCCGGGCATGGCGGGGGCGGTGGTGTCGATGCTGCTCACCGGGGGGATGCGCAGCGCCAGGTTGTTCTCGACCAGGTCGTATTTTCCAGCGTAGTGCTTGAGCGCGGTGATGCTGAATTCGTTCTTGCCCGTCTCGGCCACCGACAGCACGCGATAGGTCTGCGTGGCGAGATCGGAGGCGGAGACCGCCCAGACGGCATTGGCCTGCGGCACAGCGGCCAGCGGCGCGGCCAGTGCCAGCACGGCGGTGCTGCCCGGCGCGTTGACCACGTCGGCGCTGGCAACCGTACCATCCGGAAGCACGACCGATGCGAGGTAGGTTTTGCCTGCCTCGATGTCGATGGCCGCATCGATCACCAGCGACGAGGCCGTGCTGCCCGCGCTGGCCAACCTGCCGCTGAAACGCTTGCCCGCCCGGTGGGCATCCTGAATGGCGATGACCTTGCCGGGGCGCAAGTAGGCGGAATCCAGCGCGGCCTTGAAGCCGACCGTCTCGCTCTCGAAACGCTCGGTATAGAGCAGCCATTTGCCGACGCGGTTCGCCTGCCCGCGCGAGGTGCAGCCGAAGGCGACCACATCGGCCTGGATGACGCCGTAGCGCGCCACCATATATTCGTCCTGCACGTACTCGACCTTTTGGCGATAGGCATCCTCCGGATCGTTCCAGGTCACCAGCGCCACGGTGTGCCGCGCGCGGCGCGATACACCGGAATAGCTGAACTCGCCATTGATCACATTGGCGCGGGTAAAAAGGGCCACCGGGTCGCTGGGCGCATCCTGCACGGCGGAGATCTGCCCGCTCTCCCAGTACGTCATGCCACGGAAGGACGACGCCAGGCTGTTGAGCACGTTGAACGCCTCGGCCCGCGTCTGCAAATGGCAGTTGAGGGTAAAACGCGGCTCGGTACTTCCGTAGCCATCCGGCACCATCACGTCGCAATACTGGGCGATGCCATACAACCACCACTTGTTCACCAGCGCCGCATCGATGTAGCGGCCCAAGCCATAGCGGCCGCTGGTACACAGGTCGTAATAACACCAGGCCGGGTTGTTGGTGTAGGCGATTCGGAACGTGCCGTCCCACACGCCGGAATAGGTGCGCAGCACCGGGTCGTAGTTGGTCGGGATCTTCACGCGCATTCCGCGCACTCGGTAGGCACGGCGCGGAATGCTGGGGAACACGCGCGCATCGATGCTCAAGCCGATGGCTGCCGTGTTGGGCATGCTCAACTTCTGGTCGATGATGCCCGCGATGGATTCCAGATACAGGTCGTTGCGCATGGTGGACGATGTGCTGTCCGCCGTGGTCTTGGTAACGCGCACATCCCACGGGCCGGTGCCGGTGAGCGGGATGCGATAGGCGCGGTCGTACTTGGTGGTGGTTTTGCCGCTGAACGCATCGTTTACCTTCACCACATAGCCGCCGCCGTTGTTCTGCACTTCGATCTTGAAGGCGATGGTAGTACCGCCGGTATTACCGCCGGAATCCTGGGCGAACATGGCGAGCGTGGAAAGGCGCACCCGCAACGCATTGGCATTGGCGTTCACCAGGCTGCGCACGACCGGCGAGCCGTTGGAAACCTTGACGCTGTAGGGTGTCTCGCTCTCGATCGATGAGAACATCGGGATGTACGGCTGCCCCTGCGTTCCCTTGGTGCTGTACACCGTGAGGTTCTTGAAATTGTAGGTGCCGTTCGGGTTCTGAATCGGCGTGCCGTCCAGATAGATAGACTTGAGGCCGTCCACCAAGCCCTCGATCTCGCCCTCGCACAGGCCATCCAGCAGATAGGCCGTGTCGCGGCTGTGCAGGCTGTCCGGCTGCTCTACCGGCGTGGAACTCTGCCCGCCTTCGTCGCCGCCAGCGCCCCGGATGATGTCGGATTTAATGTGCTTAGAGCGCATAGTGCACCGGGTCGTTGACGGCATCGCCGCTCACGACCTGCTCCGAGTAAATACTGGCCGACAGCACCTGCGAACCGATCTCCATCTCGCCGTAGCAGATCGGCACCGAGTTGCCCTGGGCGGTGGTGTTGACTGCGCCGTCGTAGACGAAGTTGGGTTTGTTGTCGGGGGAGGCGTTCATGTCGGGCGGCTTGGGCGCGCCGAGCAGGAGCTGGCCGACGCCGGAGATCACCATTGCGTAACCGATGTTTCCCAGCCATTCCCAACCAACCGTACCGCCAGACGCCCAGATCAACACCGCGCCGACGATGATGTTGACCGCCGCGTCCTTGGAACCCGCGATCACCGGAACGATACGAATAGGCGCGCCGCCGTGCGGGTAGTCGAGTTTGTCGGCATTGGGTTGAAGCTCGCGGTCGAGCCAGACACGAAAGCCGGGCTTGTATTCCAGCAGCGCCTGCTCGAAGCCCTTGAGCTGAATGCACAGCGCCTGCACGGCCTCACGCGGGCTGGCAACATCGAGCTCAAAACGCTTGCCGAAGCGCTTGGCGAGGAAGCCGGATAGGATGACTTGGGTCAGCATCTGGAACGGTGCCTCAGAATGTGCAGCGTGTGCTTCTGCCAGTAGCCGCCGTACATGTCGCGGCGCGAGAGCTGTTTCACCAGGTGGTGCAGGATGACGTTGTCGCCCAGGTAGACCGCCGCATGGTTGGCGACATCGCTCTGCACCTGCATCAGGATCACGTCGCCCGGCTGCGGCGTGTGCACGGCCACAAAGCCCGCCTCGGCGAAGCGATCGGCGTAAAGGTTCTGCCCGCGCTCCCACCAGCCCCATGAGTCGTCGCGCACGTAGTACGGCAACATGATGCCCAGCTCGCGTCGGTAGTAGTCCAGCACCAGGGTGTAGCAGTCCAGCACGCCATACACGAACTGGCGGCCGATCAGCTGCGCCTCGTAGCCGCTGGGTTCGAAGATGCCGAACGCCTCGGTCTGCGGGTTGACGATCACCCAGGGCAGGCCGCTGTCTTCACAGGCGACCTTGTCGGCCTCAGACGGCTGCACGTTGGCGAACGGATGCGAGTGGACGATGGCGATGATCTCGCCCTGATCTTCGGCGCGGGCGAAGTCTTCGTGGTGGATCTGGAAGTGCTGGCGCGGATCGTCGGCCAGGTTGCGGCAGGCGACGTAGCCGCGATCGCGCCCGACATTGACGATGACGCCGCAACATTCTCGCGGAGATTCGGCCTGCGCGTGGGCGAGGATGGCGGCCTTGAGCGATTCGGACAGGATGATCATCGCACCAACCCCACACCGGGAAACCCGCCATAGGGCAGGGTGGCAAATTCGCCGAAGCGCAGCTTGCAGGAAGCGAGTTTGCCGCCGCACATGTCGTTGAGCGAGGTGATCGGGTTGCCGGTCTCGTCCAGCACGTTGTCGTTGGTGTCGGCGACGGGGCCACCCGCGTAGGAACATTCCGACGAGCGATACACCCAGGCGCAGCAGTTGGCGATGTACTGCCGCGAAGGCAGGTTGATGCCCGCCACGTCGAACGGGCACGCCAGTTCGAATTCCATGAAGATAGGGTTCTCGGACGCCATGCGGTCGATGAACCAGATTTCGTCCGGGAATGCCTGGGACGGGTCGGCATAGGGGTTGCCGCTGGGGAAGTTAACGCCGTCCAGGTACTTGGCCAGCGTCTTGCGGCGGGTGATCTTGGCGCCGCTCAGCGCATCGTACAGCGCCGCATACGCACCCACCTCGCCCAGCACGTTGGAGATTTTCATCTTCGGGCGCGGCAACTGACCCTTGCCGGACCACTCGAAGCCAGACGCCTCGATCGGCATCGGCGCATAGGTGTTGGTCTGCCACACGATGGGCGCGGCGATCTCGTTGGTACCGGCGTGGAAGTAGAGCTTTTGCGGCGCGCCCAGAATGGTGGCGTCCAGCTCGAACAGCTCGATGATGGCGCTGTGTTCGAGGGATTGGATCTCGGCGCGGATCATGCTGGCACCTCGACAAAGGTGCAGCGGAGGCTGCCGTTCGGCCCACCGCCCTGGATGCGCTCCCAGCCGGTCTCGGCGTCGCAGATCCACTTGCCAGCCGCGCCATGCGGCGGCGTCCAGTCGAACTTGATGTACCCGCCATGCTCGACCAGGAATGCCTCGGCCGCATCCAGTTCGGCGGCCTCGCGGTTGTTCAGCGCCACGGTCCAGCGGCGCAGCAACGAATTGATGCCGTCCGGCCCGCGCTGAGCGTAGCCGTCGCCGAATTGCGCCTTCAGCACGCGCGGTTTAACGGTCTTGGTACCGTCCTTGCTGACCAGCCAGATGAAAATAGCCATCAGGCAGCCCTCGCCAGCAAACCGCCCGGACGCATCTCTTCCAGGATCACGCTACGCGACACGGTGGCAATCCTGTTTCCAAGCTTGGCAAGGGCGTCGTTGTTCGACTGTGTCTGCGTATCGCCGCTCTTGGCGTCGACGTTCACCTGGATGGAGAAGACGTTGCCGCCGCCGTTCACGCCAACCTCAGAACCAAGCGGTTTGACGTAGCCACCACGCCCACCCATCATCAGGTAGTCGCTGCCGTCTTGGTGGAACAGCTCGGGCCCCATCTCATTCACTCGGTACAGACTGTTTGCAGCCACAGGGCCGCCGCTGGCGCGCGGGGTGGCAGATCCCAAGGAATAATCCGGGTTCCAGTCGCTGCCGGTGGATGTTGCCCCAGAGCCAGAACCACCACTGAACCAGCCAGCAACAGTGCCGATGAGCTGCGCATTCGCCTTGGCCACCTGAATGCGGACCAGCTCGTTGATGATGGTGTCGCCGAAGCTGCGCCAGTCGGCCTTACCCTTGCGGATAAAGCTGACCTCCTGCGCCTCCATGCTCTTGAACGATGAAGTGAAGAACCGCTCGCTCAGTGCGGCAGTGTTGGCGGCTTCGTCCTGGTACTTGCGCATGGCGATGGCAGCGCCGTATTCCCAACTGGCGTTGTTCTTCTCGACTTGCATGCGCAATGCTTCCATCGCGGCGATCGCATCTCTTTCGCCGGCATTGATCTGCGCCGTCTTGGACTTTGCTTCTTCCTTGCTGAGATTCAGTTTGTCCAGGCTCTCGCGGGCGCGGTCTGCTTTTTCGCCGACCAGGGCAAGGTTGTCGGCGTGCTGCTTGTCCGCAGCAGACAACAGCGGCGATTGGATATCGCGCTGACGCTTGGCAATTTCGCGGTCGTAGTCGGCGATCAGGCCGTTGACGATGGAGTCGCCTTTGTCTTGGTCGGCGTTGGCTTTCTTGGAATACTGTTTTTCGATCTCGGCTTTCTTCTGTTGATATTGTTTTTCAAGTGCTAAAAGTTCTTGCTGGTTGCTCTTATGGATTACCTTTTGCTCTTCAAAACGCTGTTTTAGATTTTGCAATTCAGAGGTGTGCTTTTCTTGCGGGGTTGAATGCAACGAGTCCCAAGATGCGTCGCTCCGCGCAGTCTCCTGCTTCAGTTCCTTGCTGAGACGCCGGTATTCTGCAATGAGCTTCTGTGAGTCATCGTCCAGCTTCTTCAGGTCTTTTTCGTCGTAGGAAAGCCACTGAACCGGGATCTTCTTTGCGATCTGTTCGCGTTCGCGGTTCAACAGATACACCGCGTCTGAGGCACGCATATCTTCAGTTGCTCTCTTTGAAGCAGTGATCGCTCTGTCGGCGGCACTCTCCGCCTCATGTCCCCAGTAGTACCAAGCCGCACCACCGGCCACTGCTGCAGCGGTCACACCGGCGATCGCCAGTCCGATTGGAGAGATCAGCGCAGGCAGGATATTGGAGTGGGTAGCCAACGTAGCAAAGGTGCGCGGCATTTGGGAGAAGTCGCCCGTCAGCGCTTCCTTGCCAAGCTGCATCAGCTCGCGCCGGGCATACTGCGTGTTGAGGCCGAGAGAAGACATTGAAGTAGAGGATGCTGTGGTGCCGTTCTTCAGCATCACCATCTGCTGCTGCATGGCGGCATACGCCTGGTCGACCCGCGCATCGCTGCCCGTGCCGATCTGCCCGCCCGCTGCGGCCGAGTCCAGTTTCTTGAAGTCTTCCTGCAGCTGGCGCAACTTCGCGCCCAGCGGATCGTAGCGGTCGAGCAGCTTGTTGACGCTGGAAGCGGTCTGCACGTTGGTCTCGACGTGCTTGCGCATCGCCGAATCGATGTACGAGTACTGCGTCGCCATCTTGCCGCCAGTGCTGGTCAGGCGCTCCATCCTGGCGCGCGTTTCCTCCATGTCGGCATTTGCAGACTTGCCGTCATAGGTCAGGCGCATTCCAAAGGTCAGCTCGCTCACTCAGTCTCTCCGTGCAATTCCAGCAATGCTGCCGTTTCCATGACTTTCAGGCCGTTAAACAGATCGGGCCACGCCCGCCGCTTAACGCCCATCAACTCCAACGTGTCTTTGATCTGCCGGTTGTCCAGCACCAGGCGCGAAGTGCCGTCTGCCGTCTTGCCGATGACCCAGTGCGCCTCCAGTTCAAGGAATGTGCGCACCGCGGTCTCGTTCTCCGGCCAGATGCCGAACGGCGCATTCCGGTCGGCTTTGATCTGGTCTGCCAGCCCGAAGGCGGCAAGGTCTTCGTCCAGCTCGTCGCTGCCGCCGAAGCGCCCGGTTGCCCAGCGCCTGGCGGCAGCCTTCAGTTTCCCAGGCGGGCCCCGCTGCGGATCTCGAAGATCGCCTGCCACAGCCCGATGGATAAGTGCTGTCCGTTTACACCCTGGATCTGCCGTTGAAGCGTCTCGACGCTGAACGGCACAGATTCGCCCTTGGCATCCTTCGGGCCATCCCAGCCGACCATCAGTTGCGGGAACAGCACGGCGTTGTCGGCGAGGATGTCGGCGCGACTCTTGCCCGGCACGACATCGACCAGCACCACATCGTCTGGCTTCGCCTCTACCTTCTTCGGGTTCAATATCGCGTCGTATTCATCTTCAGCCAAGCGTTTGAACACACCGGAGAATTGAAATGCGGCGAACTCGCCGCCGTCTGTCGGGATCTTCACGACCACCGGCCACTTGACGGTGCCGGACTGGTCGATGACGAACATGGGATTGGTTTTCTTGTCTGTCATATCGTTCTCACAGGAAAGTCAGTTTGACTTCGTCGTTGCCGGTGACGGGTATCGGAGACAGCGATAGGTCGTAGCCGACCGAGCCATTCAGGTCCACCTCGTTCGCGCCGGTTATATTGGTCTTGAGATCGACCTGCACCTTTGATCCTGCGGTAGTGCCATGCACCACCTGCACCGGCACGTTGGTCGTGGCGGTGGCCAGCGCATACGGGTCGAACGTCGCCAGCAGCTCGGCAAGTATGGTGAGGTTGGCGGTCGGCTGACGATCTCCGATCTTGATCTGCTCGTGGCCGCCGCCGTAGATGTCGTGCGACACCTGGCTTGCCAGGTTGACACCGAACTTCGAATAGAAGCTATCGACGGCATTTACCTTGCACACCAGGGTATTTGCGGCATTGACCGCTTTCTCGATAGGCCAGCCGCTGCGGTCCACAACCGGAGGCGCCGCATCCACCGGCGCGGTGTAGAGCGCAGTCATCTCGACTTTCAGCAGCGGGACGCCCTTGGCATCCAGCGTGATCGATGCCGATCCGCGTACACCCATACCTTTGTGCAGCACGCCGTCGATGTTGATGTAGAACGCACCGGACTCGAATGCCTCGCTGATCAGCGTGTACTCTACCTTGACGCCGGCAGTGATGGTCTCGGCGAATCCGCACGCACGCAGCAACTTGCCGATCTTGGGCACGGTCCCGAGCGCACCGCTACCGGCCAGTGCCACCTCGAACGCCAATTTCTGACGCATAGCAACGATCAGCTTGCCGCTATTCCCCATCCACGGCATCGCGATATTACGGTCGCCGCTTTCCACTTCAAACGGCGTCAGCGACACATTTCGCGCCTCGAACCAGTCAGTACCAACCAGCACCGGATCGAGTGCGTAGGTGGCTTCCATGCCGAACAAGACGGCCTTCTTCTTCCAAAATCGGACATTAGTTGGACTTGGCATTGGTTGCTCCCTTCACAGTGGATTTTCCAGCAATGGTCGATGCGGCTTTGTTTTGTTCGGCGGCGGGCACAGTGCGCTCCTGCAACACGCGCTTGCCGTCAGCATCAATCACATAGGAGCCGCCCTTGCCGCTGTGTTCGTCTTTAAATTCATCGCTCATCAGTAGTTCCTTTCCGTGTATCCGGTCCTAAAGACCAATTGCCACCACAGCACCGAAGCATCCAGCGCCAGCAGCGCCCCGCCGCCGTACTCGCACGGCTCGTAGCCATCGCCGGGCACGAAGCCGAGCATCTGGTCGATCACCAGGCGGCGCAACCGCTCAAATTCGACCTGTGCCGCCACGCCGGATGCGTCACGCAAATTACTCACCGCCAGCACCACCCCGAACTGCTCGGCCACCGGCTGGATGATCGCTCCGCCACCGCCCAACTTGTTCGCACCGGCCGTGTCCCGCGCCGGGATCACGTAAGCAGCGGGCGGGGTCTTCAGGTCGTCGCGGGCGGCGGCGAAGTTCGCCGCCGTGGCCACCTTGCGGAATTCCTGCGCGCCGCCCGGGGTGACGATCAGCTTGAGCGTATCGACGACAGGGGCGAGCAGCATTACCAGCGCCCGCGATCGGTGCGCGAAAAGTCACGCCCGCCGGAACTGATCTCCGCACCGCCAGCCACCTTCACCGGCGCACTGGCCTGATCGATGCCAAGGGAAGCCTTGCCGTTGGATACCTCGCGAAGCTTCCTGATCGCATCGTCGTAGCGCGCCTTTACCTGCTCCGTCGCCTTGGTGTCGTACAGCCGGTACCGGGCAATGTCGCATGCCAGGCGCACCAGCTCGGGCGATGTCTGCGTCAGCGGCAACGAATAGCGGCCGGAAAGGAAACCGTTGATCTCCGCGTCCGTATCGGCCAGAGCCACTGCAACAGCAGCCGCATCGATCTCACCGATACCGGCTTCGTCGGTCAGCTCGATCAGCTCCTGCTGCTTGAAGCGGGTTTCGAGGTCGACTTGAGTGGCGTAGGTCATCGTCCGTCCAACTTGCTGCGAAGTTCATAGCCCATCAGCGGCCAGATCTTCTCGATCGCATTCTTGCGGGCGATCTTGCGGCCCAGTTCGGCGTCGAAGTTCTCTGGGCTGGCGCAGGCCGATTCGCCGGTGACGGTAAAGCCGTTACGCAGGATCAGGACGCAGAAGGTCAGCAGCTCCAGCTCGTGCGGACATTCGTGCACGGCAACCACGCATTTCCCGCCGTCCACATTGACGTGAGCGCCGGAAACGCCGTCGGCAGCAGTGAAATAGTGCTCGCTGGCAATGTTCGCCTCGATGTCCGCAGGCGTGATGCGCGGGGCGGTCAATCCTTTGCCCTGGATCTCCTGCTCGATCTGGTCGCGGCTCATTACTCGGCCACCTCTTCGTCGACCTCGACCTCTTCGACTGTCAGCATGCCTTCGTCCTTGATCAGCGCGATCTGCACCTTGTTCAACTCGGAGAGTTTGACCACCACCCCCACCTTGCTCCAGGAGCGACCCCCACGACGGAAGCCTTCCACACTCGATGTCACGCTCAGCGCAGGCACCTTGATGGTTTTCGTCTTGCCTTTCGCGCCTTCTGCTTCCTCTTTGGCCTTGGCCTCTGCTGCTGCCTTGGCTTCTGCTTCAGCCTTTACCTTAGCTTTGGCCTCTGCTGCCGCCGCAGCCTTGGCCGCAGGATCAGCGCCGGGCGCTGTCGGCTTGCCGCCGCTGGGTTTGTTCTTGTTTGCCATGTCTGTCTCCTTGACCGTTCACTCTGCACACCCCGGAGCCGCACTCACAGCGGCTCCGGTTAGCGTGTTACCTCGCGGGCTGGGTGTATTCCTTAAGCCGCGCCGGTGCTGCCGTAAGACAGCTGCCAGTAGCCATACAGACCGGTTGCGCGCGCTTCGGCGCCGAACTTGTACTCGGCACGGTTGAACACGTCGTCGTTGTCTGCGCTGGTCTGCGACACAAAGATCGGCTTCTTGCGCATCTGCACGATGAACGGCTTCACCGAAGCTTTCTTGGTAACGTGCAGCATCCAGCCGGTGGCACTGGTCAGCGCCGGGTTCACCAGCACAGTCGCGGAACCCTTGTACGGGTTGGGTGAGTTGTCATCCAGCTTGTCCGACTCGCACAGCGTGCGGGCCGTGGCTTCCAGCGCGGGCGGAACTTCCAGCGTGTCCGGGATCAGGCGCAGCGGCATGCCTTCTTCATCCTTGAAGCTCATGACCGTGGTGCGCGCCGCGCCGTAACTTGCCACTGCGGCCGCCTTGGTTGCGCAAGACAGCGCCATCGTGCCCTTGTTGCTCACGCTGGCATCTTTCACCGGGTGATCGGTGTCGTAGTAGAACTGACCGTCGAAGCAGGCTTCGGTGAACGCCTTGTTCTTCAGATCGTCAACGATGATGTCATGCAGTTCGGAGGCCGCTTCGCCAGCCTGTTGAGCCTGCGTGTTGTAGATCCCCAGGCGGTCGTCGTCGATATGATTGCGCTTGACGGCGATGGTGGTTTCCCAATCTTCGTTGACCTTGTAGTACTTACCGGCCTTGAGGTTCTTGACGACCTTGTCACCCAACCACTTGCGCAGCTTCGGGAAGCGGCTGAGCCACATGTAGTCTTCGCCCTCGGCATCGGACTGCACTTCCATCGCCGTCGCCGACCAATTGCCCGGCGCTGCCTTCAGCGTGTTGTTGAAGATGGTTTTCAGGCCGGTGAAGATGCTGGCCAGCGTGTCTTTGTTGACCAGCATGCCAGCCATGCCGATGGCGGGAACATCGAACGAATGTGCGGCGGGCGCGGAAGGCGCGCCGACGATCAGACAGATCGCGGCCAGCACAATCGTGCCGAAGATCCAGAACAGGGGTTTGGTGAGTCTCATGTGATATCTCCTAATTGGTAGAGGGATGTGGTCGACGGATTACTGCACCCAGACGCCATCAGCGTCCAAGCCAATGACGGTGCCAGCCGCAGAACGCGTGTTGCCGCCGTTCGTCAAAGCAACGGTTTCGTCGTCCACGATGTAGCAGACCTTGCCGAGGCTGGCCTGAGTCACCGCATCCGCGCCGGAGTTTTTAAACTTGAACGCTTTCTTGCGGCGAATCTGAACGTTCTTTGCACCGGCGGCACCGCCCGTGTTGTCCACGGTCTCTTCGAAGCGCCCCAGGTAGGTCAGCGTGGTGGCGACTGCGCCGGGGGTGGCGTAGCCGGTGGCGTTCGCAGCAGCGAGGCCGCCCGCAAATGCCTTGACGTTGGCAGCGATGGGCGCCGAGATCAGCTCGCCATCCTGCATATGTGTATCGCGATCAGCTGCTAAAGCCATGTTGTTCTCCCGTTGGTTGGTTAGTCGTCTACGCCGGACAAAGTCTTGGCGTAATCGGCCGGATCGACCCCCAGCAACTTGCATGCTGCGAGCTGGGTTTCGTCGAGGCCGTTTGCATCAGCCGTGCCCTGGGGCTGCTTGCCTTTGGTCTGAGTGGATGTCAGTGCGGCCACACCTTGCGCGCTCTCGACGTAGCCATTCAGCGCATCGAGATCCTTCATGCCCAGATCGCGCGCCCACTTCTCCTGGGGCGGCAGCAGCTTGCCGGACGACAGCGCGGCGGTGACCACCTCGCCGACTTCACGCTCGGTCTTCTCGCTGCGCAGCGCTGCCAGTTCGGTCTGAAGCGCCTGCATGGTGTCCACCGGCACAAACTTGGCAGGATCTGGCGATGCAGACTTCAGCGCGGCGACTTCGGTGCCGAGCGAGGCGACCAGGTTGTCGACACGGAAGCCGGCAGCGGCAGTTGCTTCCGGCGCGGCTGTCTTGATCTTGTCGACGGCTTTTTTCAGTTCCGCGAGGATATCTTCGGCGGTTGCCAGCGTCGGCATGTTGAAAAACCAGCGCAGCTGTTCGAGCAGTTCATCCATTCCATTCTCCTTTGAGGTTGATTCGTCCAACATGAAACTGGCGGCGGCACGGGACAGCACTTCGTCCATGCCGTCGATGCAAGCGGTATTGGTGAGGGCGGCACTGATGATGCCTTTGATGCGACCGGTGACCTTCTCGTAGAGGATCACCGGCGAGATGTACTTGTATTCATCGTTGGAGATGAATTCCTGAGCGCGGGATGTCCAGCGGGATTTGACGAACAGGCCGACGCCTTCCTCCCAGCGCAGCGCAGCACCGGAGAACCAGCCCGCCGCAGGAGCGGGCTGGCCGTTCTTTTCGGCCAGCAGGGTCTGGTGTTCGTAGTCGATGACGAATTCGTTCTGGCGCGCAGAGCAGAATGCGATTACATCCTGGGCGGCCTGCGCATCCATCACCCAGTGCGGCGCATCCTTCGGGCGGCCATCGTTGCCACGAAAGACGCCTGCGGGTGTGAGCTGGATCTCGCCTGCAGCATTCATCGCCACCGAACAGGCGGCGACGGCGAAGCCAAGAGCAGGGGATTTGGGTTTGCGTTTCATGGTTGCCATTCTGGCGATGGCGACCGATGCAGTTAAGCCGGAAACGTTTCCGCAATAAGAAAGCCCCGCGAGTGCGGGGCTGGTGAGGTGCTTTTTTTAGAGTAGCAGAGTACGGATCAAAAGCAAATGCAAAAAACGCACCCCGGCATCAATCTCAACTCGCCTATAAAACGCTTTATAAAGTCCTTGGCGCGCTCAGTGGGTGCAAATCCGTACATCCGCCGCACCCGCCCCGTCCTAGAGCCTAAAAAAGGCTCCCGTTCCGATCCGGGGGAACCTCACCCAGCATCTCGATGTTGCGGATGTGCCGCTCGGTGTATTTGTACTTCAGCGCCAGCTCGCGCTGCGACAGCTCCAGGCTGTCCTTCTGGATCTGCCGATACACCAGGTGCCGCGCTGCGCGCAGGCAGCGCGCCACCTCGTACGTCTCGCCGGGGTGCGCCTTCACCAGGGCGAGATATACCTCGCCCCCAAGCACCCGGAACAGATCCGACTCGGTGTTCGGATTTACCGGCACCCGCACACGGGTCCCGGCGTAAGCCTCCACCAGGCACAACAACGCCGGCAGCCCGTACTCCAGCGCAAACTGCCGCATGCTGGGCGGCAGCAGATCCAGATCGGATTCGTCCAGGACTAGCGTGCCAGCCATTTTTTCAGATCCTCGATCACCGACGACGCCTCGCGGGCATTCAGCCAGTGCAGATCGTCACGGCCCACCTGGCGCTTCACGAACGCGGCCAGCGCAGACTCGGAAGGGTTACGCACCTTGCCCGCCTCGTGCAGCTGCAGCCACAGCGAACGGATCAGCTTGCTCTGCGGATCGTCGGCCAGCTTGCGCGGTTGCTTGGGCGTGCGCTTGAAGCCGCACGCTTCGAAATGTTCCAAAACCTTTTTACGCTCCGCAAAGTCCAGCTCCGTCGACGAACGCTTGCGCGTGAGCGTGAACAGGATGTCACGGTACGCGTCGTCATCCATGCCGAGCTGCTTCTGCGCGATCTTGATCAGCTGGATCTCGCGTTTCTGCTCGGCGTAGCGGGCTGGGTATTTGTTGGGGCGACTCGATTTCACTTTTCCTCCGTTCGTGCTGAGCCTGTCGAAGCACATCTCCCAAAGTCCGCTCATGGTTCGACAAGCTCACCACGAACGGGCTTTAGGCGATTGGCTAGGCCACCGCGTCCTTCAGCGCCTTGGCTGCGCTGAACTTCGGCGCTTTCTTGGCCGCGATCTGCATCTCAGCGCCGGTGGCGGGGTTGCGGCCCTTGCGCGCTGCGCTTTGCTTGACGGTCAGCTTGCCGATGCCGATTAGCGTGACTTCGCCACCGTTTGCCAACTCGTCCTGGGCGGCGAGACCTTGTTGATCCAGCACCCACTTGATCGTGGTCTTGGAAATGCCTTCATTCGTGGCGTTGGAGGAAATCTTGTTGATCAGTTCAGCTTGGTTCATTTGATACTCCTTGTAGTTAACGGTAAGTCTGAAACATGGGCGGGTAATGCGAACCACGGCGCGCCCTTAGCCGTGACTCTTTGAGACGTGTTCGATTGCTTTGTTTGGGTCGACCGCGCGCCAGTCCGGCCAAGTGCGGGCGATGTTCTTTTCCAGCTTCGCCCTCAGCGCCTGGCAGATACTCTCGGCGTCGTATCCGGCACGCCATGCGCCGTCCATTGCCAACAGCATCACGTCGATCCACTCGGTGACATCGGTCGGGTCTTCCTTGATTTCGGCAAGCTCTTTCTTGACGTGATCGATCAGGCCGTCAGTCCGCATGCCTGGGCCAAACGTGCGCAGGGAGAAGTCCTGCTGGCGCTGGAGGTGATCGATCAGGTCGTATGTCTTCATGCCCTGCACCTGGTTGAGGCCGGGCCAGCCAGCACCACCGTTATCGTTCGTATCTTCCAGCGCCCCCGCCACATCCGCGATCATCATGCAGAAGTTGGCGAGGTCGACGGAGTGCTTGGTCACGGCTACGCTGAGCGGGCGGCCGTGTTGAACCCCGTCCAGCTCGCGTTCCAGCATGACGGCCTTGCAAGTCATCGGGACGCACAGATCGTGCAATGCCATCGATTTCCAGCTCTGGCCCTTGTCCGCGTCTTTGATGCGTAGCCGTGCCTCCATCAGCAGCGCGAACCCCATCACCTCCGGCCGCAGTTCCTGCACGCTGAACTTCATTGCGGGCGGGTTCTTGCCGTTCATGTACGCCGTCAGCTCTACCGCGTACTTGTCCAGAATCTGGGCGGGCGGCTTGGCTGTGTGCATTTCAGCCACCAGGTGGTTCAGGATGCCCAGGATGTATTCGTTCTCGAATGTGTTAGGGCTCAGTTTCTGGACGACGTTCATTGCTCATCCCCCTCGACACGCTTGCACTCAAACTCCAGCACGCCCAGCGCCCACAGGATGAGGGAGACGGCAGCGGCGAACAGACCGGCCATGATCAATGCCAGGATGAACAGGTTCATACCGCCTCCTGATCATCTGCGCCCTTCACCAAGGCATTGACCATCTTGTCCACATCGCTGTCGGCCGGCGCGATAAACACCACGTCGGTGTCGCTGGTGACTTTGACGCCCAGTTTCTTGAGTACGTCTGCGGTCAGGTTGTTCAGCGCTTCCTTCGACGGCGTCTCGGTGGTCGCGATCAGCGTGTCTTCCAGATCCGGGCAGTGCTTGCGGATCAGCTTGATCACCTGGTCCGGATCGTCGAACTCGATCTTGCCCTTCTGTTTCTTGTAGCCCAGCTTGATGCCGTGCAGTACCACGCTCTTGGGCTTGGTGAACAGCTTCTGCGAATCCCTGACCAGGCGCAGCAGCTCGTCGCCGGTGGTCGCGGCCTTGCTCACGGCGGCCTTGATGTTCTTCATGTGGCGATGGCTGGCGGCGTCGATCTCGCTCTGCAGCTCGGTGACGATCTCGCTCAGCTTCTCGCGTGCCTGGGCGTGTGCCTTGGCCTTGGTTTCGATCTCTTGCATGGTTGCCATGTGTGTCTCCTTTGTGGGTCGATTTCGTTTAACGGGAATTGAGTGCGAAATAGTTTCGCTAAGTTGGTAGGTGAAGCTGCCCGAGCAGATCGGGCAGCGGGATACGGCGCAGCTTGGCTTCCAGCCCCAAGCTATGCATGGCGCGGTTGCGCAGGAATTCGCAGGTCTGCGTCAGCTCTTCCGAGGTGGCGGCGATGTAGTAGCCGTGCTTCGGCGTGCCGCAGATGGCGTGGCCTTCGTCGCGTAGGTCGCTCACCAGGGTGCGGACGTGGCGCTCTGGTGTACCAAGCTGCTCCGCGAGCTGCTTGACGCCGATGCCGTTGCCCTTGCCGATGTGGCGGCTGAGCAGGTTGAGAAGCTGGTCACTGGATGCCATCGTTTTCTCCTTTTCGTAGGGCTGCCCTGAGATTCGGCGGGGTGCTGCGCGGTTTGTTTGTGACTGGCCCCAACACCTGGTCGACGGGCTTTGTCGCTGCACTGCCCACCTGCGTGTATCCGCCGCGCCGCGCCTCGGTGCCTGCCTCCTGCTTGGCTTCGGCCTTGCTGCTGTAGCCTTCGATGATCGCCAGCAGGTAACCGTGGCTTTTTAACGGCAGGGTGAGTGCGTCTCGCTTTGCCAGCATCTCGTTCAGCGCCGCCGCCCAGTAGTCCTGCGGGGCGGACCAGATGCGGCCGTTGCGCTCGATCTTGGCTTCGGCGATCAGCGGCAGCAGTTCGCCCAGCAGGTTCGCCACGCGATCAAACGAGAGCTGGCGCTGCGCGGGGCGGAAGAGGCCGAGGTACTGCACGAGCAGCTTGCCAAGGGGCGCAGGGATGGCCAGCGCGGCCATGACGGCCTCGCGCGCGCCTTCGTTGCCGATGAGAACATCGAGCGAGAAGGCAGCGCCGCAGGCTGGGCAGGAGGTTTTCACGCAGGCACCTCAAGCTGCACGCGGCGCATGAAGGCATGCAGCCGTGCGGTTTGGGGGGGGGCGAGCCGCAGATCCTG